CTTTATCCGATAATCTTTAGATCAGTCATGACTTAATTCTAAACGAATACCAATCTGTTTTCTTTTCTCACTATCCAATCAAATGATTTGTTGATATATTTCTTTTGATAACCCAACTATAGAAGTCGTAACCTGATTTTATCTTTCATCTTACGAAAGAGTCGATGACTAGTGGAATTTTTTAATTAATGACTAATAGTGCTGTCCATAGCGCTCAGGTCTGTTGAGACTGTATATATATATCCAGATCTAAAAGCTTTATCAAATTTTATTTATAATTTGCCTGCTGTATCTTTATAGCTAAAACCTGGTATTTATGGAGCGATAAGGTCAATAATCCAATTGGCAACCATATAAGGAATACCATGGATATCATGTGAAGCTCCTGCAATAAGTCTTGAACGACTCTTCTAACCTCTTAAAACATTTCCTTCAATGCGATCAGTTGTAAAATACTATTCTCCGAATTTTAGAAAACCAGAGAAGAATCCTCGAAAACCATTATAAACAGCTTTGTGTTTCAATCCAAACTTACGATATCTGCGTATTTTCGCTGCATTATAACCTCTTTTGCTTTATAGGATTTATTCCATATCAGGCATTTATGTGAAGTCGATATTTAATAATTTAAATTCATCGTCAACTTGCTATTCGACTAATCTCAAGAAATCAACAGATGGTAATTATTAATGTTAAAACAATCGGTTATTCAGACAATGTTTAATATTAAGAGGTTCAGTATGATCCCATGAAAAACTATTTAGTTCTTTGAAATTTAAGTTGAGTTGATGGCCACTTAATTTTGATTTTGGCTTTGCTTTATTCTTTTTCATAAGTCTCAAAGCTTATTCTTCATTAATCTAGACGCGGCCTTTGCCAACTAAGTGATAGTACTCAAGACTTTTGAAATTTGGGTTTGCTGGATTTCTCTCATCTATTTCTTCTTCTGGCTTTACGACAAAAGAATGACCCATTACTTTCTTTTTGGTCTTCTACCTAATCTTCGAGACAAATAATCTAGAGTATATTCTTCGTAAAAACCAGATTATAACGTACCGAAAAAAACAGTATATCCAAATTAATTGTAAAATTGTGTAGAACAGTATGGTAAAAATCAATCCTGAAATGGAGAAAGTTTAAAAAGCCATAAAGCATAATGTTAGAAAAGCGATCGGCATTACTAGAATTATTGTAAAAGAATACAAA